AAGCCATCTCCAAAGCCATCTCCAAAGCCGGCTCCAAAGCCAGCTCCAAAGCCATCTCCAAAGCCGGCTCCAAGGCCATCTCCAAAGCCGGCTCCAAGACCAGCTCCAAGACCGGCTCCAAGACCAGCCCCTAAATCTTATAAACTCATCAACAAACAAACCAAACCCAATCACTGGGGTGGAGGAAATAGTATATATTTAGATCGTCACACAGTTAATTGCGGCAATGATGGGTTGAATCAGTTTAGACTTCGTAGACCAAGAGGTAATCAAATTAATTACAAATACAAGTGTCTCGATGGTATAAACAACGGAACGTTTCACCATAAGAGAACCGGGGCTAATCACTGGGGTGGAGGTCATACCATATACTTGGACAGACACAATGTAGACTGCGGTAAAAATCCTCTGAGTAAGTTTAGACTTGTCAGACCAAGAGGTAATCAGATACGATACGATTATTCGTGTAACGCGAAAAAGGCGACTGGCAGTTGTCATAATAAGAATACCGGTTGGAATCAGGAACATCGAATGAGTATTTACCTTGATCGTCATGATGTTAAATGCGGCCGAAATGAAGTTATTACAGGATTCAAGCTTGTAAGAAACGGTCGAGCGTTTCGAGGACGGGGTAAATTTAGGTATAATTATAAGTGCTGTAAGATGTGAGTAAGCACCTAAGTCATCCAAACTCCCCCCAAAATCAATTAAAACTCAGGAACTGCTACACATAATGTATTCGGCTATTGCCAATAATAGTTTTTCATATCTTCTCACTCTTGATGAGTTTATGAAAGAACTTCCTGAGGAGATAAGACCTTCCTGGATAAAGATTACGACAATCACTATGGTCTCGAGCTTCATCCAGGATATTGATATTAAGAAACTTCGCAGTATTTTCGAAAAAATAGGTTCGTTCAAGTTGAGACGCGCAGGTACCGAAGGTGATTGTGGTTTTGAATGGAAGTTGAAACCCACAACCTTTTACAACCAGGTTACTCTCACATATCATGACAATTACAGTACCAAGTCTGTCAAGGTGTTCCCCAATGGATCTATTCAGGTTGCGGGATGTTGTGACCTCTTTGATTGTAAGAGAATCATCACTCAGTTGACCTACATCTTCAAGACCTTTCTGGGAATAGAAGTACAAGTACCAGTTGATTCTTTCAGGGTTGTCATGATTAACTCCAACTTCTCTCTCAACTACAATATCAATCTCATGCGTGTTTCCCAACACTTTGAGAATCATCCAGACATTTTCAAGGTCTCTTTTGAACCAGACAGATATTCCGCTGTTAAGATCAAATTTCGCCCATCCCAGGATATGAAGGAAATTACAACCAGTATCTTCTCAACAGGTAAGATTATCATCACTGGCGCCGAGACACTCAAGGAGATTGCATTTGCCTATAATATTATCAATCAGCACATCAACGAAGATTCTCAGATTCGTGTATCACCAACGGTGGAAAAGGATGTGTTTAATGTATTCTTGGGATACAAATGTGAATCCATGGTTGAACACTTGAAGGCAAAAGGTTTCACCTCGTGGCTTCACACGATTACGAACAGGAGATTAAATTTCTAAAACTATTGTAAATATGAGCAAAGTAGCTATTCTTGGTTTGGTCGCTTGTTCATCTTCGATGGCCGCCAGTGCCGCATTTGCAGTAATGAACCCAGGTGCGGTAGGTATGGCACCGCCTCCAAAATACAGGTATGTGAGAATTTCACGCAAAAAGGATGGTAATGATCATTGGATGAACATCGCTGAATGTGAAGTATTCGCGGGGGGTATAAATGTTGCTAAGGGTAAAACGGTTACACAAAGTTCTATATCACACCCCGGACGTTTTAATACACCCATGCTTGTAGACGGAAATAAGGACAATTTTGTACATACCAATAACGGCGATTTTGAATGGTTCTTAATAGATCTTGGTGAAGAATATGAGATTGAAAAGGTTATAATTACAAACCGTCGTTCGTGTTGTAAACACCGTTTGAGAAACACTATAATAGAACTTTCAAAGACGGTCAACGGGAGTAATCCCGTTGACCCCAAGGGATCCAGGGCCATCACCAAAGATGAAGCTATAAAGGCAACGATTACATGGGATGTAAAAACTGATAAAATGACCAGTGCTTAGGTAAATTAATTTCTAGTTGTATTTTAATAAAGATGTCTCAACGACTTGGAATGTCAGACGGGCGATGTTTTACCATTCACTCCTCAGCCCAACTTACCAACAACTATTTGATGCAACAAAATGGTATCAAATTCGAAGACAATTATTCTTTCCGACAAGCCCTCCAAAAAAAGGGTCCAGAGTTTTTGTCCAAGCTCCAAGAACAATCCCGTTCTTCTTGTGACCCATGCAACAAATACACTGATATGTCAGCGACCTATTAGACAGTGTGATAAATCCCGATAAAAACTTTAAAACCATACTCTAGAATGTCACAATGTGCCATATGTCTCAATGAGGTAAGGTCAACAAGGACCAATATCCCTCTTCGGTGTGGACATATGTTTCATTCCCACTGTCTAGAGGAATGGAGAAATAAAGGTAAGAATACCTGTCCCGTATGTAGAAAAGTTTTTGACGTTTCGCAATTTAAGGTGACAGTGACGGTTCAGAACAATTACACAGAACAATCTAATACTGTGTTATTGGAGAATGAAGACGTTTTCAATTTAATGGATATATTTAATATTTCTTTTGATGTTGAAAATACGCTAGATCTAGAGAGCATTCTTGCGGACCTTGGGATGGGTCTTTCCGACCTTGATCCCCTTATCCTTGACGCAGAATGAGCTACAATATCGCTCATAGTTTAGACCAGGGTAGTTCCTATCCGCCTTTCGTGGGTCTTTAATTGCCTTGCCAGATGCATCAACCAGAAGCGGCCCCGTTGCCCACCCCCGCTTGTGGCTGAAAACATTGGCTCGGAAAGCTATTCTCTTATTTGGTGCAAACTTACCAGCGCGCTTTACACGAGAGAGTGGCACCTTGAAGAATTTCGCTACCGATTCCTGTGTATCACCGGGTTTAACACGATACTCCACGACCCTGTGTTGAACATAGAAGTGAAAGTCCCCTTGGCGAATGTAATTTGTTGGTCTTCCAGGACACACAAACATCATGACCTTATAGTATCCCTTCTTACACTTTTCACCAGGTTTCGCGCGATAGACCTTTCCAGGGTTATCGGACAGAACAGCTTTTGGAAGTCCAGTACAAGTTGTGTAATCATTTGGTTTGTTTGAAAGACCCGATCTATCACCTGGAATACTTTTCTGCCAGCGGTAAGCCTCATAATCACCCACGGCGTATGCATAACAATTATTATTACCCTTACCGGTGGCAGTCCCCCAACGACGGTTGGTGAACTTTCTTTCGGAACCACTGGTGGGGAGGTTCTTCATTTGTAATTGATACAGAAAAAAATATAGCTATTTAATAAAATGCAGGTCGTCGAACGCGTCGCCAAATCCGAAACCAAGTCTGATATGCTCACAGAGATTCTCCTCTTTATTCTCAATATTCTCATCGCGACCTTCGTACTCCGATTCGCGTGGAACAGATCCCTTGTTAAGCACATTAGCGCTCTCAAGCCAATTAACACCTTGCTTGACGCTTTCATTCTCGCCCTTTCATTGAGCATTATTAAAGCTTAAATATTCTTATAAAAATCCAATAATTCATTATTGATAAGCTGAAACATTCAACTTATGAGTAATTAGAGTATTTAGATTTCACGGTAACCCACAATCTTTTCGCCATCTGGGCTCACAAGGGTTGGGAAGGCTTCCATACCCGAACACCCACCTTTTTCACAATCTACAAATTTGTATGGTTTTCCTTTCTGCCGCATATAGTTCAACTGTTTCACAGTCCAGCCACATTCCTTGCTCCCGTACACAGTCCATTTTCCCCCGCTTGGAGCTGAACTTTTTGTCATACGGAAAAGAATAAAAATAGCAATGACAGCTAGGGCGATTTTTGTCAATTGTTTACGGCGCATTATTGTATATTATACATTACATATTTTTTATGAGTCTGCACATTTGGTCCTTGGTCAATTTTGGATCTAAATTGAACATCTTCGCCAAATCACCCTTTTTATAGAGACGACACTTCCGTCTGTCAATTTTGGTGTTACCATTCTTGTTGATTGATATCTTTGGTCTCTGTTTCGTGGCTACAGGAGCTGCATTTGGAGATTTAACCCTGGCAACACCGGGTCTTTTTAGTGGCATCTTCTTCTTTTCAGCATTCTTCTGGAGAACAGCCACGGCGCGGCGAATGGCACTTGACTGATTAG